GGCGGGTGTGCGGGGGGGGGCGGGCGCCGGGGGGGGCGCGGGGGTCGGATCCGCGGTGGGTGCCGGAGTCGGCGTGGGGCCGGGGGCAGGATCGTCCCGAGTCACCCAGTAGAGCAGGCGCGAGTCGCCGCCGCCGACGGCCTTGAGGGTGACGGTCGAGGTCTCCCCGTCGCCGAGGGCGACCTCGTCTCCTGGGGCGGGGACTCCCTGACGGTCCTGCATACCCCCGGACACACCCCCGGCAGCATTTGCCTGCTCTCCGACGAACAGAAGGTCCTCTTCAGCGGCGACATGCTCTTCCAGGGCGCGATTGGCTCGACGGCCTTCGTGCTGGGCAACGACGCGGACATGGTGCGCTCGTGCGCCCGCCTCGCCCAGATGGATCCCGCGCTCACGGTCCACCCGGGGCACGGGCGCGCGACGGAACTGGGGGTCGAACGGCCGATGCTCGCCCACATCGCCCGGAGCGCACTGCGCGGCCCGGGGCAGTGCGACCCGGGGTCACCACCGATGAACTGGATCGCATAGTCCACACCTACATCCTGGATCACGGCGCCTACCCGTCGACCCTCGGTTATCGGGGTTTCCCGAAATCCTGCTGCACATCGGTGAACGAGGTGATCTGCCACGGCATCCCCGATCTGCGCCCCCTCGAGGACGGCGACATCGTGAAGATCGACGTGACCGCCTTCAAGAACGGAGTTCACGGCGACAACTGCTACACCTTCCTCTGCGGCGACGTGGACGAGGAGTCACGGCTTCTCACGCAACGCACCCAGGAGGCCATGAACCGCGCCATCAAAGCGGTCAAACCGGGGCGTCCCACCTCGGTGATCGGGCGCGTGATCGAGTCCTACGCGAAACGATTCGGCTACGGCGTGGTGCGCGAGTACACCGGGCACGGCGTCCACACCGCCTTCCACTCGGGACTGGTGATCCTCCACTACGACGAGCCGCGCTATTCCACCAGGATCCGTCCCGGGATGACCTTCACCATCGAACCGATGCTGACCCTGGGTTCCCCCGAATCCGAGGTCTGGAAGGACGACTGGACCGTCGTCACCCTCGACGGCTCCCGCTGCGCCCAGTTCGAGCAGACCCTGGTGGTGACCGAGACCGGGGCCGAGATCATCACGGTTCCCCGCAGCTGACCACCCGGGTCAGTCGTCCGGGCCTCTCCGGAAGGTGTGCACGAGCTGAGCCACTCCCGCCAGTCCCAGCAGAATCCCGGTCGCGATCAGGAGGAGAGGCGGGGCGTCCTTGAGTGAGCAATGAGGGCGTCCTGGTGCCGTATTCGCTCTGCACCTTGCCCGCGCTGATTCCCATGAGGGTCAGCAGAATCCCGGCACAGACCTGAGCAGCGCCCACCAGCGCTCGATAGACCCTGTCGGCATCCCATCTGCCGGGGTTCCCGCGCTCCCTCCTGTAATCTTCCGCATCGAATCCAAACGACTCGGAAGGCTGGCCGGGGGGTATGGGTGGCAACAGGGTCATGTTCTCTCCAAGGCCAGCGCCCAGGGCGACGGTCACACAGCTTCCAGTAACGCTAGTGCACGCATCCCGGCGAAACCAAGGTGTTCACGCTCCCTGAAAACAGGCCACCCGCTACGACGACGGGACAAACAAGGTGGTTCTGCAACCCTGACCTGCCCCATGACCCAGCCTTCGGGGACGAGCCGGCCTGTAAGCCGGATTTTGTCTGACGGTGACCATCCATCTGAGGCCCTCCGTTGCCGGCGGGCTCCTGCAACCTACCCGGAAACCTCGCGCGAGCAGCGCTCAGACGGTTTCCGCGGCCAGCGGACTGGCCTATGGGCCTGGCTGCCAGTCTCGCCACTGTCGAGCCCAAGGAAAAGAGGTGAATCCCGTGCCCACCAAATTCACGGCCGACACAAAAGGTTTTGAAGCCCTCATGAACAGCCCCGAGGTCGCTCACCTCGTCAGGCAGAAGGCCGACGCTGTCGCATCACGCGCTGGCGAGGGATTCGGTGCCCGCATGACCTACGGAAACCGCCCCCGCGGCTACGTGCGCGCCCGCGACGCCAAAGCCTACCGGCGACAGGCCCGGGATCACGTCCTCGAGAAAGCGATTGGAGGCGCGTCATGACGCTATCCACTTATGAGCGCCCGCTGCGCTCTCCTGACGCGAAAAAGATTGTCATGGATCATCTGGCCTCCGCCCTCAAGGTGGAGGTTTTTTCGTGCCGCCCCGACGGTGAGGGCGCCCCTGAGCGGTTTCTGACCGTGATCGCTACCGGCGGCAGCGGTGTCACGCAGAAGGCCCTCACGGTCGCCCAGGTGACCGTAGACGCCTACGGGCGGTCCACCGGCGACGCCATGGGGCTGGCCCGCGCCGCCGTAGACGCGATCCACCTGCTGCCGAATCAGCGGATCGGCGTCACTCACGTGCAGTCCACCATGCCCGCCGAGATGCCCGATCCGGACACTGCGCAGCCGCGGGCGACCTGCACGGCCACTATCACCCTCCACCGATAAGGACAAGCTCAATGGCTGTGAACGCCGATAACGCACTCATTTTCTCATCCGATGACGACTCTCTGTGGCTGACCGACTATGACAAGGATTTTGCCACCAAGGTCACCGGCCTTACCTCCGATCTCACATCTGTCGCTGGCCTGACCAATGTCGGCTGGCTCCACGAGGATGGCGTCAAGCTGGCTTTCGACGACTCTCTGACCAAGATCAAGGGGCACCAGGGACACGGAGTTGTCAAGACATTCCTGGACTCCTCTGAGTCGTCTATCAGCGCGACCCTCCTGGAGACGTTGCTCAAGCCGCTGACCTGGTATCTTGACGCTACTGCTGAGAAGGTTGAGGAGACCAAGGCCGGTGGTGGTGGCGAGAAGATTAATGTCGCCAAGATTACCGCGAAGTCGAGCCGAAAGGTCAAGGTCCTCTCCGGCGTCGCCGACCTCTTCGACGTCTCCGGCGTGGGCGCCCATGTCCGCATCGTCTTCCCCCGCCTGGAGCTCGGCGAGCGCGGCGAGATCACATTCCAGCAGGCCGAAATCACCGGCTATGAGTTCAACCTCTCGATCCTCGGAGATTACATCATCTACTCCGATCACAAGGCGCTGATCCCGGCCTGACAATCTCCTCCTCCGCCCCGGCTCTTGGGATGGTCCCCGGGGCGGAGGAGGGCCCCACCCACGGCCCCCCCCCCCCCCCGCGCCTGTGGGGGCCCCCGCGGGGAGGGAGGAGGACACCACGCACGGACCGCCCCACCACTAGAAAGGACACATCCCCCATGAGCAAGAAGAAGCACCGCAAGCCCGCCGCCGCCACCGCAGTAGCCCACAGCGAGACGGCCGAGCTCGCCCGTGAAGCCGGCGCGAAGCTCCCTGAGGACCACGCTGCCAAGACTGAGGCCGCTGACGGCGTCTACACGGTGGATGTAAACGGGGTGACTCTTACCGTCGAGCACGCCGTCATCAACGATTACAGGCTGATTGACCTCGCAGACCGCGGAAACCCGTCGGTCCTTTTCAAGGCCATTGTCGGCGATAAGCATGACGAAGTGCTGGACGCCCTGGAAGATGAACATGGGCGCGTCCCCATTGAGCGAATCGGCGAGCTGATCAAGCAGGTCTACACGCTGGTGGGGCAGGGAAACTCCTCGGCCTCCCCAGCCTCCTGAGAGACTACGGGGAGGCCATTGAAGCGGACCTGCTGCACTACTACGGCGTCGATCTGCTCGACCTCTACCGTGGCCGCCTGACACCCCGCCGAGCGGTCACCCTGATCCACGGGCTGCCAGCAGGGTCCGCCCTGGATCACGCCCGTGGAGGCCCCCGCTACTGGTCGGATGAGGTCTCCACCATCATGCACGTCGGCCACCAGATCGTATGCGCCGTCGCTGCCTCCGCGGGCGTCAAGCAGTCCAAGATGCCGTCGGCGCCTGAACCGCCGGAGCTGGGATGGCAGCAGAAAGAGGCAGAAAAAGCTGCTCTTCGCGACCGTAAAGCCCGCAACTGGATGCGCCGCTACGGCGACAGTGCAGGACTCACCATGACCTGACAAACAACTCTATAGAGAGGGGCGGCGATGGCCGGCTTCAGTCTCGGAACCGCATGGGTCCAGATCAGCCCCTCCATGAAGGGCATGCGGTCCTCCATCGAGCGCGAGCTCGGCGGAGTCAGCACCAAACCGGCGGAACGCTCCATCACGTCCGGCCTGGGCGGAGCGTTCAAGCAGGTCGGGTCGATCGCCACTGCAGCACTCGGTGCCGCGGCGGCGGTCGGCCTCGGCATGGGATTCGCCGATATCGCGTCCCAGGCACTCAATGCGGCCGACGCGACCCTGAAATTCAAGAACACGCTGAGTTTCGCAGGGATCGCGTCCGACCAGATCGAGGCGCTGACAGCTTCCACCAAGGAATATGCGGACCGGACCGTCTACGGGCTGGACGATATCCAGAATATCACCGCCCAGCTCGCCTCAAACGGTGTCGAGGGATACGACAAACTCGCCGAGGCCGCAGGAAACCTGAACGCCGTCGCCGGCGGTAATGCCGAGACTTTCAAGTCCGTCGGCATGGTCCTCACCCAGACTGCCGGCCAGGGAAAGCTGACTACAGAGAACTGGAACCAGCTTTCCGACGCCATCCCTGGCGCGTCGGGGAAAATCCAGCAAGCCCTCCTTGACGCCGGCGCCTACACGGGGAACTTCCGTGACGCCATGGCGAAGGGCGAGATCACCGCCGAAGAATTCAACGCGGCGATCATGGACCTGGGAATGACGGACGTCGCCCAAGAGGCGGCGACCTCGACCCAGACCATGGAAGGCGCCTGGGGCAATTTCGAGGCCACCATGGTCACGGGAGCCCAGCAGATTGCTGAAAAGGCGCTCCCGTACCTGACGGCTGGCCTGTCGAAAATGTCCGACTGGGCATCGACAGCGTTCGCCTGGATCAACACGACCCTGATCCCGTCCCTGTCATCCCTGTGGAGCACCCTCGCACAAGGCGATTTCACGGGGCCGATCTTCGGATTCGAAGAGGACAGCGGCTTCGTTGATTTCCTTTTCAATGTTCGTGATGCAGCCATTTCTGCTGGCCAGTGGATCAATGACACGCTGATCCCCTCGGTGCAGAGCATCTACAATATCCTCGCAAACGGGGACTTCACCGGACCCATATTCGGGCTCGAGGAAGACTCCGGCCTGGTCGCATTCCTCTTTGACATCCGCGAAACCGCAGTAAGTCTGTGGAATACTCTCACAGGCTCCGTGATTCCTGGCGTCACCAGTTTTCTGACTACGGTCGCGAATTCGCCGATGTTCCATACGGTCCTCAGCTTCTTCGGGAGCCTGGCCAACAATGAGGGCGTCCTGCTCGGCGTAGTCGGCGCATTCACGGCCTGGAAAATCGTGATGGCCGGCATTAGCCTGTGGAATTTCATCGCGGGCATCGGCAAAAGCACGGTCGCACTGGTCACCAACACTGGCGCTTGGATAGCCAATAAGGCCGCGATGATTGCGTCCAAGGCGCAGACTGTCATCCTCATGGGGATGTACGCCGGTGAGTTCATCGCCAACCTCGTCAAAACCGGGGTGCAGCTGGGGATTCAGGCCGGCGCCTGGATCGCTGCGACTGCGGCGCAGGCCGCACACACCGTGGCCGGCTGGGCGAGCATCGCGATGCAGGGGGCCGCTAAGGTCGCCACCTTGGCGTGGACTGGCGCCCAGTGGCTCCTGAACGCGGCCTTGGACGCGAACCCTATCGGCATCGTGGTCATCGCGATCGCGGCCCTGGTGGGCGCCCTCATCTACGCCTGGAACAATTCCGAAACATTCCGGAATATCGTGATCAGCGCCTGGGAGGGGATTAAATCCGCTGCCGGTACTGTCGCTGAGTGGTTTATGACCAATGTGTGGCCGCTACTCCAAACGGCGTGGGGCTATATTTCTTCTGGCGCCTCTGCCCTGTGGGGCGTTATCGTGGCGGCCTGGAATGGGATTTGGTCTGCCGCCTCCGGCGTCGTGGACTGGTTCTCTACGTCCGCGTGGCCGGCTATCCAGACCGCATGGACGTACATATCTGCCGGAGCCCAGCTCCTGTGGTCGATTATCTCGACCGTTTGGAACGGAATATGGACGGTCGTATCCGGCGTCGTCAATTGGCTTTGGTCTGTCGCAGGCACGCAGATTTCCACAGTGTGGACCTGGATATCCACGGGGGCGTCGTTCCTGTGGTCGATTATCTCGACTGTCTGGAATGGGATATGGTCCGTTATTGGTGGCGTGGTCACGTGGCTGACGACGACCGCGGCGCCCTATATCGCTGCTGCGTGGGAGATAATTAAGACCGGCGCCTCGTTCCTGTGGTCGGTCATTTCGACCGTCTGGAACGCCATATGGACAGTCATTTCAACTGTCGTGGCATGGATTTGGTCTGTCGCAGGCACGCAGATTCAGACCGTATGGAACTGGATCACCACGGGAGCCCAACTCATGTGGGTGGGCATGCAAGTGGTCTGGAACGGCATTTGGACTGTGGTGTCCGTGGTCGTCAGCTGGATCGTCAACACGGCCTGGCCGTGGATCCAGTCGGCGTGGTCCGGAATATCATCCGGGGCCTCAACCTTGTGGTCGTGGATCACGTGGGTCTGGAACGGCATTTGGTCCGCCATTTCAGTGGTCGTGAACTGGATTCTCTATACGGCCTGGCCGTGGATTCAATCAGCCTGGACCGGCATCTCCACGGGCGCGAGCACCCTATGGAGCTGGATCACGTGGGCATGGAACGGGATTTGGTCTGCCGTATCTGTCGTCGTCAATTGGCTGCTGTACACCGCGTGGCCCTGGGTCCAATCCGTGTGGACCGGTATCACCAACGGGGCCAACGCGCTATGGACCGCCATATCCACAGCCTGGAACGGCCTGAAAAGTGCGATCAGCACTGTCGCAGATTGGCTGTACAACACTCTCTGGACTCGCGTCTCTCAGGTCTGGTCTGGCATTAAGTCCGGCGCTGAGAAGATGAAGGACGGCATCAAGAACGCTTTCGATAAGGTCAAGAGTGCCGCGGCCAAGCCGATTAACTTCGTGATCGGCACCGTCTATACGGACGGCATCAAGAAGCTTGTCGATAGCGTCATGGAAAAGGTCGGTCTCGACCTGCGCATGCCGTCCGTCTCGAAAGTCGCCGAATACGCGTCCGGTGGTGTGTTGCCTGGTTACACGCCGGGTAAGGACATTTACCATTTCACCTCCACCGACGGCGGCGGCCGGCTCGCCCTGTCCGGTGGCGAGGCAATCATGCGCCCAGAGTGGGTGCGCGCGGTCGGCGGCCCTGCGATGGTCAACGCCATGAATCGGGCTGCCGTCGGGCACCGGATGATCCCCGGCGGAGACGTCGGCAAGGACGGATACCGCGGATACGCCCCCGGCGGTGTATGGGAGGCCGTAAAGGACACCATCAGCAGCGGTTACACCGCGATCTCCAACTGGGTGAGCGATTCAGCGGAAGCGTTGGGCAATATTCTCACCGACCCTGCTGGGGCGATTGAGAATCTTGTCTGGTCCCCTGTCAAGGCAAAGCTCGATTCCTACGGCGGAAATGGTGGCGCTTTCTGGGATGCCGGAAAAGCGATTCCGAAAAAGATCGTTGACGGCGTCAAGGACTGGTTTGTATCGCATGCTCCCGCACCGTCGGGTAGTGGCGATGGGCCCGTCGATCTGAGCAGCGCCACGGACCTGCCCTCGGCAGCCAGGGCGGCTATCGGCACACCGTATGTCTGGGGCGGCTCGTCCGTTCCGGGCGGCGTGGACTGTTCCGGCTTGGTCTATTGGGCCGCTAAGCAATTGGGCTGGGGTTGGCCGCGGCTGACGGCCGCGGGCTATCAGGCAGGCTCCCGTCCAGGGAATTCAAATGTCCCCGGGAACCTCTTGTTCTGGGGCTATCCTGCGCATCACGTGGCTATCGCATCGGGTGGGGGCCGCATGATCGAGGCCCCAACATTCGGCATCCCCGTCCGTGAGATCGGCATCTACGGCGGGCCGAGTGCTGGTATCTATGGGTACGATAGTGGCGGCTGGCTGCAGCCTGGTGACACTATGGCCGTCAATAAAACCGGCAAGCCCGAAGCGGTTTTCACGAATACTCAATTCGAGAAAATCGACAAGCTTATCGGGGCACTGGAGAACGGACTTTTCAGTCAGCGTGATCTGATCGTCCGCGACGCAGATGACGAGCTCATCGGCCGAATGAAGACCGAAGCCGTGGGCGCCATTGTCGAGTACGACCAGCTGAATCACTGAACCGCTAATGGGGCCTCACTGTAGTCAGTGACGTCCTCACTGTAGTCAGTGACGAGCAGGACGAGCTCAGTGATAGCTCGCTGAAAGGATCCTCATGGCACTCACAGGGTGGGTCGCGTCCCATACGGGGCTGCCGTCGCTCATGGCCACGGGCAAGGAGCCGATCTATGCAGGAGAGCGGCGCCCTGCGGCGCCGGGCC